TGAAACCAGCTATTGATCGAATGATGCAGACTTTGCAAATAGGTGCAAAGAAGGGCATGGGAATGGTGAAGAATGTTATAGATAAACTTGGTGGAGTTGATAACGCTCTGAAGCTCTTGGCTATTATTGCAGGAGCTTTTTTTATTGTAATGAATTGGAGCAAAATCATATCTGGAGCAAAGGCATTTATTACATTACTTACAAAAATGAAAGGCTTATTCAGCTTGGCAAATTTGAAGACCTTGGCTATTGTGGCGGCGGTAGTGCTGTTGGCGCTGATTGTTGAAGATTTTATAAATTTCCTCATGGGAAATGATTCGGTTATTGGAACAATATTTGACAAGGCAGGTATTGGTGCAGACAATGCCAGGGAAGCTATTTTCAAAGCATGGCAGAAAGTTAAAGAATTTCTGCTTAATGTATGGGATTTCCTCAAGCAAGCTGCCGGAATGTGGGTTGATACTGTTAAAGGGTTCTTCGAGAGGCATGGAGAAAGTATAAAGGCTAACTTCATGAGAGCTTGGGGAATTATAAAAACATTCCTGAGTGGGGTATGGACATTTATCTCCCAGCTGGCGGCAACGATATTTGGAGGAACGGAAGATAGCATAGATGGTTCTACAACAAGTACGAAGGACAAACTTTTAGCTGTATGGCAAGCTATTCTCGATGCTTTGTCAGCGGTTTGGGATGCTTTATATGAAGCTGGGAGTGCTGTATTCAATGCTATTGCGACTGTAATAGAAACTGTATTTGGATGGATCCAGACATTTTGGAATGCGTGGGGTTCTACGATACTTGCATGGTTTAAAGGACTGTGGGACAACTGCGGACAGTTTATAAATGGATTCCTCGAAGTAATAAAAGGACTTGCAAATTTTATAAGCTCTGTATTCACAGGAAACTGGTCTGGAGCATGGGAGGGTATCAAACAGATATTCTCTGGAATATGGGATATGATTGTAGCTTTCTTACAGCAGGCATGGAACACAATATCAACAGTTCTGACTATTGGATTAGGTGCTCTGCAGGCACTTTGGAACGCAATTTGGGGTGCAATAAGTGCATTTTTCTCTGGAATATGGAATGGAATAGTTTCTTTCTTGACAGGAATATGGAACACAATAACAAGCACTATTTCAAATGCAATCAATTCTGCTTATAACACGATAGTTTCAGTATTGCAGTCCATATACAACTTTTTCAGTAGTATTTTTTCAAACATAGCTAATTCCGTAAGTTCCACATTCAATAATATAGTGAGTGGAATTAAGGGCGCTGTGGGGAATATCAAATCTGCGATTGTTGATGGATTCAATGCGGCAATCAGCTTTATAACAAGCCTTCCGTCGAAGGCGGTCCAATGGGGTGCTGATTTCATCGGGGGCTTAAAAAACGGAATTATGTCTGGTGTGCAGGGGATTGTAAATGCTGTAAAAGGTATTGGAGATAAGATCAAATCATTTCTGCATTTCTCAGTTCCGGATGAAGGACCATTAACTGATTATGAAAGTTGGATGCCTGATTTTATGGGCGGACTGGCCGAAGGTATCAGTTCAAATGAAGACACTGTCCTTGATAAAGTTAAGGGGCTTGCTGGTGGCATATCAACTCTTATGAAGGGGGCAACTGCCTCAGCCGCAACAGCAACTGGAAGCGCAGTAAGCAACACAAGTAATACAACAAATGTAACTCAGAATAACACCTTCAATAACTCTTATTCTGGTAGTGATGTTCAGGCACAACAGAATGTATCGAAGGGCATGAAACAGTCGGCACAGGATGCCACAAGCTATATGGCTAAAGGGCTGGCATATGCAAGGTAGGTGAAAAGGAATGGCAAGAAATCTAAAACCGGTTAGCATTGCCGGAATAGAAGGGGATGCTCTTATCAGCGAGGATATCAGCTATTCTGCTGACATTCCTGAGTATCCTGTTGAAAATGGTTACAATGTATCGGACACAATTATATTAAAACCTATTCAGCTGAGCATCACTCTATATATAAGTGATAGCCCAGCTACATGGAGAAATCGCAAAGGACATAGTCCTTCTGCGGGCAGAACCAAGAAGATATGTGAGAAGTTTGAGAAATTGTATTTTCAGAGAAAATTGGTAAAGGTTGTCACTACAGACAAGATATATACCAGTATGGGAATCACATCAATGTCAATTTCTCATAGTTCGGAAATTGGGTACGCACGACAGATACAGTTTTCATTAAAGAAAGTGTATGTAACCAAAAGAAAAACGGTTTACATACCTAAATATATTTTGCAGAGTGGAGAATCAAAGAAGAGTGCAGGAACAGCGACAACATCATCCAGCAGTTCAAATTCTTCAAGTTCTTCGTCGAGCAAATCTGGAAGCTCTGGAGGATCAGGAAACAAATCCGGCAGCGGAAAGAAAGGTTCAATACTTTATAACATTGGAAAGAAAACCGGTTTCTTATAGGAGGTGGATAGATGCTTTATATTACAGTTCCGGATATGAATGATAGTGTATCGTCGGTGACGATCGAAGAAAAAGAATATCTTATCCGCTTTACATACAATGGAACAGGAGATTTTTGGAGCTTTGGATTATCAGACACAGACGAAAATCCTATTATTTCTCCGACCAAGATTGTGCCCAATTTTCCGCTGACACATTTTATGAATTTCACATCATTGCCAGATGGAATATTCGGTGCAGTTAGTGAGGAAACAAGACTTACAAGGGAATCTTTCAATAATGGAACAGCAGAATTTGTTTTTATACCTTGGGATGAATGGGAGGATTAAAATGGCACAGGAGAATTTTATCAGAAGATATCTTATGAAGGCTGGAAAAATGGGGCATAACGGATTTCAAATCGGTCAAACTTCAACCGAGAATCCGCATGCATTGCATATAAGTTTTAGCATTGAAAAATCGACATCAGAAACTGCCAATACAGCCAAGGTGCAAATATGGAATTTATCCCCTGCCAATCTCAGCATCCTCGACACGAAAGATTGCGCAATTGAATTACAGGCGGGATATGCCAATCACATTGCATTGATTCTAGCAGGAAATGTAGTTACATCGTCAACTGAAATGGATGGGGCAGACAGAATGACAGAAATAGAAGTTGTCGACGGAAGGGTTGCTTTGAGAGATACATATATATCCATTTCTCGCTCTGGAAAAGTTAACAGCAAGGAGGTATTTGACCAAATTGCAGGAGAAATGGGTGTGTCGGTTGTGTATTCAAAAGGGTGCAAATTCAAAACCTTACCGCATGGATTTAGCTATGTAGGAGCAGCTAAAACAGCTTTGAAAAAGCTATGTAAGACATGTGGTCTTAAATGGTCTATTCAGAATTCGGTTTTACAGATAAGGAAACCAAATGAGGCTATAACAACTAGGGCGTATCTTTTAAGTCCCGATACGGGACTTTTAGAGGTGCCTAAGCGAATAACTATATCCTCCGAAAGCGACGATTCGGGCAACGGAAAAAGCAATAGTCAGGTAGGCTATGAAGTGAAATATTTTTTGAATGGAGCGATTGGAGTGAATGATTATATAAGATTGGAAAGCGACAAAGTGCGTGGGTATTTTAGAGTTTACAAGCTGACGATTGACGGAGACAATCTGGAAGGCGATTGGATATGCACGGCGCAGCTTTTGGAGGTGAAATAATGTTACAAGAATTTGTAGAACAGGTCGAAAAGGCTGCAAGGTCGGTAATGGAAGAAATGCATACTGCGATTCCCGGAAAAATAACGGCATTTAATGCAGGAACAGGATTTGCAACTGTAAAACCTTATGGAACATACACTACTGATTCTGGAAGAAAAATGGCATACCCAACAGTAACGGAAGTACCGGTCATTATTCCTCAAAGTCAGGTGAACGACATTTATATTGCCTTTCCAATAACAGTTGGTATGGATTGCTTGCTAATCATTTCAGAACAGGAATTGGATGCGTGGATAGGTGGCGGCGAATCAGAAAACGATATTCGGTTTGACTTGACAAGTGCCATAGCAATCCCTGGATTGTCCAATAAGGGCAACACAGTTTTGAAGGAGGCTTGCAGTAAAAAGAGTTTGATATTGCAGAATGGTGCGACAAAGGTATCGGTAAATAAAGACAATGTGGAAATCGCAGGAAATTTAATTGTGAGTGGCGATGTAAAAGCTGGAAATATATCTCTGAAAGATCATACACATGCAGGTGTGCATGGAGATACATCTAAGGCGAAGTAAAGAAGGAGGCGAGGAAATGGATATACTGCTCGATGGAAATGGTGATTTGGCATTCAAGGGAACTGACATTATCCTTGCCAATTCTGTTCGCCAAAAGATAAAAATTCGGTTAAAGTGGTTTTTTCAAGAATGGAGATGGGATGATGAAGCTGGTGTTCCGTATTTTGAATATCTTTTTGTGAAAAATCCAGATATAGACCAGATTAAAGAATTGATAGAAGACCAAATTTTCAATGTAGCTGAAATTACGGAAGTTAATGATGTATCTATAGAAATTGATAGCTTGAAAAGGTCGGCAGTAATCCGATACGAAGCTGTTACAGATGAAAAAACATATAAGGAAGAGGTGAAGATTGGTGGCTGAATATGGAATTACAGATAAAGGATTCGAGATTAAAAGATTGGATGAAATATTGGAGGAACTTCACTCAGAACTTTCTGA